AGATCGAGCTCATGCAGCCAAAGGTCGACGAGAACGGCCAGGGCTACCTCGCGAACGATCTGTCGAAGGCAAAGCTGAGCGTGCGCGCCGACGTCGGCCCGTCGTCCAGCAGCCGGCGCGCCGCGACCGTGCGCGCGCTGTCGGCCGTGCTGGAGACAACCCAGGATCCGCAGACGCAGACCATCCTGACGGCCATGATCATGATGAACATGGAAGGCGAAGGCCTGTCCGACGTGCGTCAGTACTTCCGCCGGCAGCTCGTGCAGATGGGCGCTGTCAAGCCGACCGAGGAGGAAAAGCAAGCGCTGGCCGAGCAGCAGGCCAACCAGCCGCCCGACCCGAATTCATCCTATCTGCTGGCCGCGGCGCAGAACCAGCTCGCCGACGCGGAGAACAAGCGCAAGAATGGTCAGCTTACCGATGCGAAGGTTGCCCAGACGATCGCCGACGCCCTGTCGAAGATCGCCGGCATCAAGCAGGGAGACGCCGCGCACGCGCTCAACGTGGTGGATACGCTCGGGAGCCATCAATTGGCGCGCGAGCAGATGGCCCAGGACGCGCAGCAAGCTGCCCAGCAGCAGGCCGCACAGACTGCGCCGCCATCCTCGCCCTCGCCGTCGCCCCAACAGTAATCCCGTCTATCCGCGCGCCACCACATATTTGTGGCGCGCGCATCAATTCCATCTATCAATGTTGCGCACGCAATAGTTTCCATCTATTATTTTGCCCATTGGCATCCGTCGAGCTGGTCGACGAGAACACAAGGGGACCAAAATGTACAAAAGTTGGATGTGGAAGCAACGCTCGTTTCGTGAGCAGCACATGGGCGACGAGGCCAACGGCGGTGCAGGCGGTTCCGGTGAAGCTCAGGTCGATGCCGGCGCGAGTGCCGATGAAGGCGCGGGTGACGGCGACAGACAGGACAGCGAGATCCTGGCGTCGCGCGAAGGGATGGGCGCCGATGATGGCGGCGAACACGAGGAAGTCGTCATCACCCTCGGCGATGAAGCTCCGCCCAACGAAGAAGACGAACAGCTCCGCGCCGCGCCGACCTGGGTGAAGGATCTCCGCAAGCAGAGCCGCGAGAAGGACAAGCGGATCCGCGAACTGGAAACTGCGATGGCCGCCCGCGAAACGGCCGCGGCATCGAAGACTGAAGACGTCGGCCCCGAGCCGAGCCTGCAGGACGAGGACGTCGACTTCGACGAGGCCAAGTTTAAGGCGAAGTGGTCGGCCTGGAGCAAGCGTAAGGAAGCGGCCGAGGCAAAGGTCGCGGAAGCACGCAAGGAACAGGAAGCCGCCCAGACCGCGTGGCAGGAACGCCTGAAGTCCTACCAGACCGCGAAGACCACGCTGAAGGTGCCCGACTTCGAAGACGCCGAAGCGGTCGTACTCGGCACCCTGAGTGAGCAACAGCAAGGGATCATCGTGCACGGCGCCAAGAACCACGCCGCCCTGATCTACGCCCTCGGCAAGAATCCGGCTCAGCTCCAGAAACTGGCCGCCATCAAGGATCCGATCCAATACGCCTTCGAGGCGTCCCGACTGGAGGCTCAATTGAAAGTTCAACCACGCAAGACCGCACCTGCACCCGAACGCAAAGTCAGCGGCAGCGCAGGCGGTGCAACCGGCGTCGACAACCAGCTCGAGCGCCTGCGCGCGGAAGCGGATCGCACCGGCGACCGCTCCAAGGTCGCAGCCTACCTCCGCAAGCAGCAACAAGCCGCGTAAGACGAGATCGTCGGGCGCTCGCGCAGCGACGCCACCAAGGATTCGCCCACCTACGGGCAGTGGAAGTGAAAAGGCCCCCGTCCGGCCGGAAACGGATGAGCGAAGCAGCAGCGGCAGTGGCCGCAAATTCTCTCAACCGTTTTATGGAGGCCCTTCATGGCCAGTGCATTCTCCAAACAGGAAACTGTCTTTTTCGACAAGCTTCTGGCAGGTTACGACGACCTGCTGACCATCGGCCGCAATGTCAGCGTCTTCAATGCCGACCCGACTGTACTCGAACGGTCACAAGGCACCCAGATTTGGCGCCCGGTGCCGTATGTCTCTGTCTCGATCGACGGCGCTGCAGGTACTGACATTTCCAGCTCGTTCGCCGACGTGACCCAGCTGTCGGTCCCGATCGGCCTGGGCTACGATAAGACTGTGCCGTGGCTGATGTCGAGCAATGACCTGAACGACCCGCAGCAGGTCGAGCGCAAGCTGCAAAGTGCGGTCAAGCGCCTGGCGACCGACATCAACATGGCGTGCGCGAACGTCGCTGCCCTGCAGGGCACTCTGGTCGTGAAACGCACCACGGCCGCATCCGGCTTCGACGACCTCGCAGCGGCCGATTCGTTGATGATCGAGCAGGGCCTTGTCGGCGACGAGGCTCGCCGCGTCTCGATCCTGCACGCCCGCGACTACAACTCGATGGCGAGCGCCCTGGCCAAACCGGCAACCTCGGCAAACTCGAAAGTGAACACCGCTTACGAGCGCGCGTATGTCGGCCAGGTGTCGGGCTTCGAAACCTTCAAGTCCGACTACACCTATCGCCTGACCGCCGCCGCCGGCGTCACCGTGACCGTGAACGGCGCCAACCAGCGCTACGTACCGAAGGCCACGAGCACCGCGTCGACCGGCGAAGTCTCGAACGTCGACAACCGCTATCAGGCGCTGGCGATCACTGTCACCAGCGGTACCGTCAAGGTCGGCGACCGCTTCAACATTGCCGGCGTCAATGCAGTGCACCACATCTCCAAGCAGGACACCGGCCAGCTGAAGACCTTCACCGTGACCGGCATCGTCACCGGTGCGGGCGGCACGGGCACCATCATGATCAGCCCGCCGATCATCTCGGCAGATTCTTCGCCTACCCAGGTCGAGAAGGAATACCAGAACTGCACGGCGGCGCCAGCCAGTGGCGCAGCCATCACCTGGTTGAACACGGCTGCCTGCAATGTGTCGCCGTTCTGGGATGAGCGCGCGATCGAGCTGCTGCCGGGCCGCAACGGCATAGACGAAGATCTGGTGAACGCGGGTGCCGGCTACATGCGCAGCACGACCGAGCTGGGCGTCGAGGTCATCATGTACAAGTTCTTCGACATCAACCTGAAGAAGTACAAGTACCGCTGCGATACCCGCTTCGGCGTCGGGATGACCAACCCGGAAATGGCCGGCATCGTCCTGTTCAACCAGACCTGATCTCTCGTTGTCTCCTCCGTCCGGCAACCCCGGGCTTTATCGGCCCGCCCAATGCGGGCCGTTTTTCTTGAAAGGCTCATCACATGAACGACTTCCCCCGCATGCTCTACAAACATGGCGGTCCCGAGGAGATCCACGGCGGTCGCTTCTCGACGCACATCGTGCACGACGTCGATGAGCTCGACGCGGCGCTGGCCGGCGGCTGGCACATGACCACGCCCGAGGCGAAGGCAGCGGCCGAGAAGCCCGTGTCCATCGCCACGGCGTCGAGTACCGCCATCCCCGACGACAACGCACCGGCGACGCGTGCCGAGCTCGAACAGAAGGCGCGCGAACTGGGCATCGACTTCGCACCGAACATCGGCGACAAGAAGCTGGCCGAGCGCATCGACGCGGCGCTGGCCGGCGGCGAGAAGGCCTGACGTCATGGGCTGGACGAAAAAGCAGCTGGTCCAGGCGGCGTTCGGAGAAATCGGCCTGTCCGACTTCACGTTCAACGTCGGCCCGGACGAAAAGCAGTCGGCACTCGGCCGGCTCGACGCCATGATGGCCACCTGGGACGCCAAGGGAATTCGCCTGGGCTACCTGCTGCCGTCCAGCCCGGACGACTCCAATGAAGACGACGACTCGGGCTTGCCGGATGCCGCGAACGAAACGGTGATTGCCAACTTGGCGCTTCGGTTGGCACCGGGCTTCGGCAAGACCGTCAGCGCCCTGACCCAAACGATCGCCAAGGACGGCTACAACATGCTGCTGTCCCGCGCGGCATTCCCGCCTGAGCAGCAGCTCCCACACACCCTGCCGCGTGGCGCCGGCAACAAGCCCTGGCGAGGCGGCCTCCCGCGGCCATTCATGCCCACGCCGACCGATCCACTCATGGGCGCCGAAGGCGGCGACCAGATCGAGTTCGAATAACCGGAGAACCGAATGTCCACCATCAACCAGCTTTCCGCCGTCGACCAGCTCTCCGTGTCCGACCTGATCCCGGTCTTCTCGACGCAGAACGGCGACGCGCGAAAGGCGTCAATCGGCGTCCTTGCCGCCGCGATCCAGGCGCTCCTGACGGCTCCGGCAAATTCAATGATGACGCAGTATTTCGCGCCGAACGCCACGGGCTTTGCCGTGACGATATCCCCGCTCGAGGACGGCACGAACGTCTACCTGCTGATGACGCCGACGGCTGATTTCGCGGCCGGAACCATCACTCTGCCGCCGCTCGCGACCTGCGCTGACGGCCAGGAAGTGCTGGTGTCTAGCACTCACGCCGTGACGACGCTCACCCTGGCCGGCAACGGCGCCACAGCCATCAATGGCGCGCCCACGGCACTCACCGCCAACGGCTTCTTCCGTCTTCGCTACGACGGCATTTCGCAATCCTGGTATCGCATCGGGTAAGGAGGCCCGTCACCATGACCATCAAACAACCGTTTTCCCCTCAGTACGGCAGCAATCAGGTGCTCACCGCCGGCGCCACCTCCGCGAAAGTCAACATCAACAAGGACAGCAAGCAGGTGCGCGTCGTGAACACTGGCGCAAACAAAGGCTACTTCCGGATCTATGACAGCAGCAACGACGACCCTGCGGCCACTACCGCTGACTGCCCGGTTGCAGCCGGCGCCGCGGTGGTC